ATGAGCAAGAAAATCCTCGGCATATTCATCAAACAAAAACGCATCGAGAAAAATATTTCAATATCTGAAATTGCAAATCATCTAACAATCTCAGAAGCTATGTATATTCGCGTTAAAAACGGGAATGACTCAATCTATGTAGATGACTTAATGACTATAGCTGAAATGCTCGGTGTTGATGAGCGTGAAATTTTGAAGATGGAAGATGTATGAAAAGAAATAACAACTAACTGCACGGATAAAAAATACCTAATGTGATGAAAAACCATGATATGCGGCTTCTATGCTAGAAAAGATTAGCAATACAATATCTATAAAAGCAATGAATTACACAAAATTACATCATTAGCAAAATACCTTTCTTATACACCTAACTTCTTATAGGACAAAAGCTTTCCATTACTAGATATTCCTTCTAACAAAATATTTTGCTTACAATCTTAAGCCTATTTAATATAATTACTGCCAAAATGAATGAACTAAAGTTTATGTCTACCAGCTCTTACCTTAACAAAACTATAATTTTGTTAAGGTCGATAATCTAAGAAAAGCAAATCTAAAAAATTTCTGACTAAATTTGATATTCAATAAAAGTCATTTCACTTAAAATTTCACTTCAAAATATTGGAGACTTCATGAATATCACTCAATTATTTCTATTAGCTCTAAATTGTATCAATGAGCATCGGGAACCATCACATACTGAGCAATCAATAATTTATGTATTCTATAGAACAAACATTGCTGGATTGATTTCTATAGATGAATTTATGGACAAATTCGTTGAGCTATCCGTTTACTGCGATTCATCAAAACAAAACAAAGCGTTTGCTATCAAACTTATAGAAAAATATTTACATCTATCAGCAAACAAACTGACAGCGATAAAAAGTATGCCTACCTAATAACAGACACTCCAAAGCTGCTCTTAATAATGAGGAATGTCTAACTAATTCACTTAATAGTCAACGCTACTGAATTTCCCACATCACCTCATTAAAAAATTCTTTAATATCAACACGTAAAATCTTAAGAGCTGAAACCAAAGTATCTATATCTATTTTATTTATTCCTCGTTCATAACGATATAACTGCTGTGCGCTTTTACACCCTATCAGTTGAGCAAATTCAACAGCAGTATATCCAGCGTCACGTCTCAGACCTTTAATCTTATTTCCAATCAATGTTGTTACTAAGACATCAGAACTCATGCTTCGATACTCCATTCATATAATTAGACACAATCTATTATGCTCTCAAACCTCTGGATTATTCACTTTTCCAACTTCTAAATCACTTATAGAGAATCGATAAGTGATAATTGTAATTTGAAAATTTAAAATCTCCCTATAACTTTATTGACTTTACTAATATTTCTTATTATTTGTAGACTACAGATTTATTTCAATAGGCGTTATCACTAGAAAACGAAGAGGAATATTTATGAATAAGTTTCTAATTTCTGCTTGCATGATTGCATCAAGTGCTCTGTCCTTTAATGCATTAGCCGCAGACAAAATGACCTCAACTCCCGAAAATATGACATGTAAAGAGTATGTGGACTTAAACCCTAAAAGCTGGGCTCCAGTTGCCTTATGGGTAACATCACAAGATACTCAGTTTAAAAGTGGAGACTGGGTGGCATTATCTGAACAGAGCGTTGCGGAAGCTCCTTTAATCCTTGAGTTTTGCAAGAAAAAACCTGAAGGAACTTTAAAAGATTACCTTGCTAGCAAAAAATAAAGTTTTTTAACTGGTAATAGCCGCAGTTTAATTTCTGCGGCTAATTAGATTACTCGCAGCAATTCTATTTTCTGTACCCTGATTCTTGATACCAATACAGTGACAGTTTTATTAACTTCACTGCTTCAATGAGTTAAATAGAATCACTCAATATTAACTGAGACTGATCTTTTTATTGCTTTGATGAGTGTCCCCTCTTCTTTGAATATTTCAGCTCGCTTTGTATTTGTAGTACTCGATACAACGACTGCATATGCACGCAAAGATACAAATATACTTCCTCCAAATCCTGTGGTTGGAATGGGAATATCACTGCTCATTAATAAGCTATATGGAAATAAATGAAGAAGAATTATGTTTACAAGCGATAATCATCGCGGGATGAATTGTAGTCTTGCAACCGTTTTTATGGTACGTGATATATCTAATTGTCACCTTCACATCTTTAACCGCCGCTTTGAGTGTAGTATACAAAGAACAAATCAGTCTTCGATCTTTTTCTGTCGCTATTACCGTAGTTTGAGGCGAGTATTTAACTCCATTGATGATAATTTCTACACGAGTAGAGTGAATCGCGCCGGGCACAGATCCCTCCGCAGTGAACTGCATCGTTGGCATCAATAAATCAACATCATAAGGCATTCCACCCTTATAAATTACCGATGTTTCTATGATTTGGTCATAACGCTTACCATGAATCTCGCTCTTAGATACCTCCTTATAAATTGTCGCGGTTGCATTATCACCAACAAGTTTGTCTACATAAACAGTTCCTCTAAATTCACCATCTCTAGCATAAATCTTTCCTCTAAATATCCCGTCATTAAATTCAGGGGTACCATTTTTATTAATTTGCCATCCTGATTTACCCGAAACGAAATTATTCGACTGAATCACACTTCCTATCTTGGCATTGCTAATCGAGGCATCGGCGATGAATGATTCGCGCATGAAAATTTGTCCATTTTTCATGAACATCAAGGGTTCCATTTTTCCTCGTGTTGGATTAAAGAAAGCAAAATTATTTGCATTAAATCCAATGAACGATTCAATTTTCCCCGCCTTCACTTCAGCACTAATAACCATACTCGCGGCACTATATTTTTTCCCATCCACCATGATTGTGATGTTTGTATTGTGCATCGCGTACCCGGCATTTTGTTTAAATTCCGCCTGCATCTTAGAGTTAATCAGCGCACCTTGATTATCCAATTTCGCCTGAACTTGCTTCTGTGATTCACTGAAAGACCTGTCTAAATTCGTCACCGCTTTATCAAGCCGAACAACGCCTGCGTTTACCCCATTAATTGATGCGGTCACTTGTGCGTATTTTTCTGCCCACGATTTTCGTTCATCCGCAAACGCACGCTCTAACGTTTTATGTTGAGATTGTGACTGTTCATGGTTTACCGTAACCTCTCTCTTCACTTCTTTAATTGCTGCACTATTGACTAACACCGACTCATTCAGCCAATCAAGTTCTTGAGAGAGCTGTTTCCCAGCATCTGTCGACATGAAATGCTCGTTCAAATCCGGCAAGATGGTATTCACATCAAACTCTGATTCTCCTCGCACCCATTGAGTCCACTCGGATTCATTACCCGATTTATCAACAAGTCTTGCTCTGAAGTAAAATACGATACCAGCGGCTAAACCTGCCATCTCATAGTTTCTTGACGGATAAGGGACATCAGATAACAGCATCAAATCTTCACCATTAGGGGTCTTACTGTACTGAATTTCCGTTTTCAATGTGTCACTAGTATTTTCATCAAACCCCCAATCCAACTTAATGCCAAACACCCTTGGCGAGGCTTTAAAATTGACAGGTTTCGGTGGATTACCCACTTTTCCTGTCAGGCTAGTTTCGGGGGCATTTGTCCAAGCACTAGAAATTTCAGACGCATTAACCGCTCGAACTCGCACTTGATATCGACCAGAATAAACGCCCTCAATATCAAACCCCAGTGATGATGTCCTTGGTGCATTGACCCAGTTCCCGTTATCACGACGCCATTGCGCTTCATAAGCAATCGCATTTTCAGCCGCGTCCCAACTGACACTGAGCGTAGTCAACGCCATGCCTTGGTCAACTCTTGAGTAAGACGTGATTTCGACCTTTTTCGGTGCAGGCTGAACGCGAGGCGGAATAACCGTTACGGGACGTTCGTCAATGCGAGCACCTGAATCGATATGGTCATAATGGTCAGGATTATGGATAGCACCGCTAATGGTGTAAGTGTTATCGCCGTTATCGCTGATATTAATCACTCGATATAGCTGGACCGCTAAGTCATCAGAATCCACCACCCACACGGTCTCTTTCTGTGGTATTTGGGAATATTCAACAGAAACTGTAACCACTTTTTTATTTACTGAAGTAACGGTTCTCCCTTCTGATTTTCCGTCTGGTAAGTTGATGATCAGGCGATCACCCGCTTTAATTGATGTCTCTCTATCAAGAGTAATACTCCTTCCTTTCGCGGAAGAGATACGCCCACCGTTATCACGCCCAGCTAAATTTGAATCAGCTACCGCGATAATATGACCCGGTGAGGGAATTGCCCCTTCTAACCCCGTGGCAAATGTGATCATGCGGTCATTTGCGTTAGTCAGTAATGCCCAGCGACCACGTCGATTCGCTTCACTTCGACGGGTACACCCAATTGCAGAGAGTTCTACTTTACGCACGCCATAACGATGCTGAAGTTTTAAATCTGCGACCGCCTCGATATCATCTTTGCTGTGGTTATCCGTATCCGTAAATGAAACTAAGGCTTGGGTGTAGCGATTTTGGATACTGCCCCCCGAGTAAGACGGTTTTCCCCCAACGATATTGGCATTGGTAAATGTACGAAAAATACTGGCTGGCATATCGGCAACCGCATTGACTTTATTGTCCGCCCAGAAGGTCATTCCTCGAAAAATAGCCGCAATATCCCGTAATACGGTATACGCTGCCTCTTGTGATTGAATATACACATCACATAAAAAACGAGGCTCTTTTCCCTCGCCTCCTCGTCCATCAGGCACCCATTCATCACAATACTGTGCGATTTTGTACAAATCCCACTTTTCAATCTGATGGGGTTTGATTCTGTCACCACTGCCATAACGATTGTTCAGGACTAAATCATAAAACACCCAGGCGGGGTTATTGGTTGCCGCCAGCTTAAACGTTCCATCCCAAACACCCGCGTACGTTCGATTCACAGGGTCATAATTTGTCGGCACTTTAACTAACAATCCCCCTTTCGGACGAACACTAATTTTAGGGATACGGTTGTTAAATTGACGGGCATTAAATGTCACAAAGAGAAGCGCCGTATTAGGGTAACGTAACTTGGCGTCAATCACCTCGGTGACCGCAGCAATCGAGACTTTATCGGCAATACGAGCGGTATTCTGATTTTTGGTGAGTCGCCGAACGCGCAATTGCCAACCTGTCGTGGCTGAGGGTAAATCGATACGATGGGTGCGCTGATATTCACTGGTCGTTTTACCATCAAATGCAGACTTAACGAGTTCTTGATACCCAGCACCGTCTGTAGATAAATCAATCGCATAGACAATGCGATATCCCGTTGTATCACCATTATCGTGTTGACGCATTAACTGAGGCACTGAAAAGCGAAGGCGAATAGCGGATAACTGCGTATTATTAATCATTCGGATATACGGCTGATCGTCTCGCAGCTCTACACCCACGGCGTTGTCATTATCAACCGACGGTATCCCTTTGATATACTCTTGTTGCTCGCTACCGGGGCGAAACTCCCATGTTACCCCTTCGAAGTTTTTCGTTCCATCCGCATTACCAATTGGCGTCTCATCTAAAAAAATACGCGTATCATCCAAGCCCCCCGCAATTTCCCCCTCAGAAATGGCTAACAGAATTTTTGCAGTCGATTCTGAAAGCAAATTATCTTTGGCTTCTACGGGCGTATGACCGCCCCCTCCGCCACCTTTAGCGCCGTATATCGTTTCCATATTTCACCCATAAAAAAACGGCACTCAAGCCGTTTCCGTATATGATAAAGATTAATTTTGTTATTTTTGGTCTTCGGTATAGATACCCGCGGAGATAATCGCACCTCCGACTTCACGGCGGTCTAGTCCATATAACAGCGGCACAGGATTGCCCTGCGCCGTGGTATTTACAGCACCACCAAATGCATAGGATGGCTTATTATCCGCATCTTGTCGCATGGATAAGCCTTGAGGCTGGGGTGAGAGCATTTGCACCAAACCACCGATTGCCATAGCAGCACCACTCAACGCCAATGCCCCTCCCCATGTCCCTGCAGCGGTAAATGCGACAGAGAGACCTCCCGATAAAAATGCGGCAGCACCAATTAGTGCAACCCCTAAAATAGTTTGGAAGAAACCACCCCGTTTACTCCCTTTAATTACCGGAGCAATGCGAATTTCTTCACTGGTATCAAGATGCAATTCGTCTTCAGCAATATTGCGCTGACCTTTAAATACCGCAAATTCCAGCCCTTTCAGATGCGCATTGGCAAGGAACTGCTCGAATCCATCATAGAGTACCGATAACGCTTTAATCGCTTCACGCGGAGAATCGATAGCAAGTTGATGTTCGCGACCAAATTGGGTACCCAAAACACCATAGAGTCGTATTGTTTTTAAACTCATGCCAACTCCTTACGTCTGACTATTTTCACTGTCCTATCACGCCAATAATCACTGTATGGAACGATGCGGCTGAGCTGACCGTATAAGTGGTGAAGCAGCATACCATTCACTATCACCCCTGCATGGTTCGGAACATGAGCTTGCACTTGCATAATGACCATATCGCCCTCCTTTAAGTCACCGGCAAACTCGACAAAGCCCGCTTGCTGCCAGTTATCCATATACAAGTTTTCACCCTCTTCCCACCAGCGTCTCTCAACGCTGTAATTATGCAGCTCAATCCCGTGCATCTGTCGGTAATAATCCATAATGAGCGACCAACAATCTGCGTGACCAAGCACAAACGGACGACCTTCTAACTCACGCTCAATTCTAGGCTGGATTATGCGGATATCACCTTCCGGATAGGAAGCTATCACCCACGGTAGTCCCGAAGCATCACATTGCAATTTGTCTATTTCGCTCGGTTGAGACGTCACTCCATCCCCGCAATGGCTATGAACAATCGCTATTGGATTGCCCCAATCTTCGGCTGCGGCATAGTCTTCTGGGGAAAGTTCGAAATGATCAGTTGGATTATCGGAAAGATTTCGGCAGGGAAAATATTTTTTGACTCGACTTTTTTGGCAAATCACGCCACACGCTTCTTTAGGGTATTCCGCTTTGACATGCTGAAATATTACCTCTGTTAATTTCTTCGTGATCATCGTACTAACCCCGCGGCAGGGAAACCTCCAAAATCCAAAGGTTCATTTTCGCCAAATCGTTTTTTACAATCGCTAATGAGTCCACCGCACTTATCTAATGCCGGATCATCAACCGGTTCACCACGCTCATCGAAATATTTATTGTCCGTATAATTGCAACCTCGCCCGCTTCGATAATCGCCTTTCATACACCAGAAACAGAGGTTGTGGATTTGGCGACCGGGGATCATAACCCCTTGCAAGTCGAACGGACTCGACAACTCAAATTCAACTGCTTCTCCCGCGACTTCGCTCATTTTTCTGTCGATGAAATAAACCTGTTTGAAAAATTCTTCAGGGTTAGCGGTAGGATTTCCCTCTGGAAAATTCCTAGCATCTAGATAGTGAGCGAAGGTTTCATAAATAGTCACTTTCGCCAGTGCCATATCATCGAATTGCAAGCACAACGAGGATATCAAACCATCAATATTAGCCACTCTTAATAAGGGTCTGGCTGGACTACCATCACTATTTTTAGCCATGCCCTCGATTTCATAAGCCCATGCGCCATATTCATTTCCTTGCCACCAAATAGATTTTGGTTTGATACCTCCCTCTGCAGCGTCAATTTCTTCGGGTGCATGCGGCAAATTGTAAGCATGGAATCGAAGAGTTGGTCCATCAAACTCACTACCGTCCACTTCAATTAATTGAACCTTACTCCCCGGCTCTAATTTTTGAATGTCAGATGTTATATTCATACACTAAACGCCTGTTCAAAGGTTGCAGTTATAGTGATAGAGCTACCGCCAATTGGCTTTAATGTGATGGAATCTGCCTTCACCCGATACAGACCTTTATCACCAAATGGTGGAACCCAGATAAATGATTTTGCTGTGTGCGACCGGATAAAGGAAAAAATAGGCATTACCTCAGATTTATGACCTGTATAGGTAAATCCCCATGATTGAGATTCAGTATTGAGACCATCGCCTGAAACTTGCTTATAGCCATCACCAAATGCCACTTCTTTTATTCGATGCTTAAATTCGCCAGTTGGCGAGTCTTGGATTTGAGTTCGCCACTTAAACTCTTCAATCATTATTACCCCTAAATAAAAAAACCACCCGAAGGTGGCTATGTGAGGATCAATCTAGATAATCTTTACTGATTTAATAATTTGATAGTTTTCCGTGCGTGATCTTTAGCTTCGTCAAAGTATTCGGCTAGCGGTTTACTAGAGTTCAAGTTTGTTTGGTAGACTATATTTGCCAATACGAAATCAACACTATACTCATCACCTTTATAAACATCGACAGGAATGCTGATTTGCTCATCTTCTGGGTTAATGATTACAGTTCCAAGTTTTAATTCCATTACTACCTCTCATTAATTTTTTAATACTGTTCTTATCTTCCAACAGAAACAGCTTTGATTATTTTGTACAAATCACCACCTTCACGCCCCTCTATTGCCATGAAGCGCTTAAGCTTATTATTTAAGGATTGCTCCGCAGCTCGGATATCAACATTCTGCATAGAACCTTGCTGTTGAGCACCACTTACAACGCTGATGCCACCAAAATTAAGATTGACGTTAATCCCACCAGCAGGATGAGTGCCGTAAACTTGCACTCGAGGCTGACTCACTGACATTGGCTGAGAGCCACCTACATATCCACCAGATGCATAACCTCTCTTTCCTGCATCCATTAACCGATATAGATTAGCTTTACCTAATTTAGCCGTACTCTCTTTGTCAAATACAAATTCGCCTCTATGCACGATACCAGCTACATCATATTTACCGCCGTCACCAGTATATCCGCCTGTTGCATGACCTTTTAGCCCTAAGAATTCACCAACAACAGTCCCACTAAAAGCAGCTTTCATAGCATTCAGCATCGCCATTTGCATAAGCATTTTAGTCGTCATTTCTAAAAATGAGCGAGTAAAGTCACCAAAGCTAGCTTTGCCCTTTAAAACAAAATCGACAACGCTATTACTCATACCTTGAAATACTGATTGGCTAATTTGAGATACGTTACCATAAACATTGGAGACTTGGTCTTGAAATTCTGCAAATCCCCTTTTAACTCCAGCCTCCCAATTGGTACGTAACGAATCTTCTTTACTGTAATAATCCTCTAATGCCTGCTTCTCTGCTGGTGATTTAGCTTGCTCAAGTGCGATGTCACGTTGGTACATACGGTCAGATTTACCAGTGCCCATATCCAGCGCTCGACTCTTAGCTTTTATTTCTTCAACTCGTTTTAGTTGCCTATCTAACTCTCTATTATGTTGCTTTTGACGCTCTATTTCATCGCCAACTACTGCTAATGCGCGTTGAGAAGCTAATACATATTCTTTTTTAGCCAATAACGATTGCTCATCATTGGTAAGCTTACGTGTCGCTTTTGCTTCTTCTAATACAGCTATTTTGGCTTCCATATCCCAAAGCTTTTTACGCTCTGAGCTAATCACATCAGCAACAGTTTTATGCTCTTTTAATACTTTAAGTTGAGCCTGTAGAGAAACGAGAGCTTCATTGGCTGACTCATCCGCACGAGTGCCATAGTCAGGTCGATATGCTGTAGGTTTCTTTTTCCCTCTCAGTTTTTCTTTCTCATACCGTTCCTTTTCACGACGAATCGCTTTATCCTTTACAGCCTGAGAAGCGTATTCTTTATTTTTTATTTCACTTAATTTGCGTTGGTGTTTCTCCTCCGCGGTCTCATATTCTCGCCTTAATGCTTCATCAGCCAAAATCTGTGACTTTTTAACCTCTTCCTGTTTTCTAGCCGCCTCTTTTCTCGCATTCTCTATATCCCTCTGAAACTTTTCTTCGTTTAGTAAATCCAGTTCTCGCCTTAAATCTTCAGGTGTCTGACCTGTTTTATAATGATGCAGTCCTTTAGCAGCAGGATCTAACTGGAACTCAAGAAGTTTCTCTTCATAGTCTTTAATCTTTTGGTCTAGCGTTCTTTCTCGTCCTATATTAAGCATTGCATCCCATGCATCGCTCGCCATTTCCTTAACGCCTTTCCAAGCTGATTCTAAAAAACCTAAGTTGTTTTCAATTTGCTGACTACGCTCCTGCATTGCATTGGCATAAGACTCCATTGCTATCTTTGCAACCTCATGCTCCTTCCCCTGCTCTTGCAGTGCCATTATTTGCTCTAACTGAGTAGCCGTTAAGAAGTGAAGGGATTTATCTAGTTCAGTAACAGCTTTAACTGGCTCCTCTTTTAAACGCTGAAATTGCTTGATTGTTTCATCAACTGACTGACCAACAGCCTTTTCGATTGCGGCTGCTGTTTTAGAAACCATCTCAACTGTATCGCCGGAGAATCCCCCTGAGCCAACAACTTTTGATATAGCATCAGCCATACCATACTGGGTAATACCATTTCCTGATAAGTTTCTAGCAAGAGTATCCAGTTGTGCCGCAGTCTTCCCTGCATACCTACCAGTAAGAATCAGTTGCTTGTTATATTCACTAAATTCCTTAGAGCCTTGATATGCAGCAAGAGCTACCGCAGAAGCGGCACCAACAAATCCAAACATTGCAACTCTTGCTGGGGTAATTAGCGATGCTAACGCCTTCAATGAGTTTCCTATACCACCGAAGGAATCTTTTATCTGACCACCTTGCTGTATCATCACCATCCATACAGGCATCCCAGATGCCAACGATGTGACAATATCCGTCATTTGAGCGGGTAACTGACGCATAGCGTTTCGATATTGACCAATCGTGATTGAACCATTTAAGAATGCTTTTTCTTGTTCTTTCAGCTTGGCAATCATTGGCGCAGCTTGTTGCGAAACTCCCATTTGCGCTGCTTTCAACTCTAAAATTTCAGTTTTGGTTTTTCCTATAAAATCCGTCTGATTTTTAAGAGATTGTAAGAATTCATCTGCGGCTTGCTTTGCTTTATTCGTTGCAGCCTCCTGAGCTAATAATGCTTGCCCTTCCGCAGTCAGAGACATGTGCATTCTTTGCAGCTTATCTCTAGTTTGGTCTAATATGCTGCTATAATCTTTGAATTGATCTTTGGGAAGTAACCCTTTTTTACTTGCTGCTACAAGCTTTGTCTGCCAGTCATCTAATCGTTCAAAAGCTTTATTTGTAGGGTTCAGCTGATTAAGTAACTCATGAAGCTCTTTACGCTGTTTCTCCGCAGCTTGAGCTGCTTTTTTCTGGTTATCAACGCCGCGTTTAAATTGTTCGTTCAGGTCTTGAGCTGAGCCATTTACCTTTTCTGCTGTGCTGCCAAACTCCTTTAATTTTTGAGTCCCACGCTCTAAATCAGACGTATCAGCTTTAAGCGAGATGGTTGCTATATCTGCCATTTACCTTTCTCCAGATATAAAAAAACCACTCATAGGTGGTTAAATTAGCTTGTATGTAACTTTTATTTAAATTAACGCCATATTATTCTAGAATTTCATTTTCCAACATTCGTCACTAACCAGATAACCTTTAAACACACAAAGGATTATTAACATGCTTAGAAAATTGACACTCATCGCAACCCTTTTCATCGCAGCCAATGCTCAGGCTGGCAACGAGTTAACTATCAGTAAGTTAGCTAGTGATGCAAATACTAAAACAGCACTCCAACAAGTTGTAAAAAATAATGACCTCCCATCATGGGTCTTAACTGGTGGTACTGAATCCCCATCAAATACTGTGACTTTAAACGGTAATGAATACCAAGTAGCAACAGCGTGCAAACCTCACAATTGCCCAGCAGAGCGAATTGCGATTATGTATTCTAAAGAAAAGAATGTTATGGCTGGTGTATTCTCTTCAAATAATGAAAAGAACAATACTGAGGATTTACTCTGGTTTAATATCACCGATGATTTATCAATCGATGGGAAAACGGTTTTATTTGCCGCTCTTACGGGTAGCCTCGATAATCACCCTAATGATTTCAATTATAAGTAATTAAATCTAACATAATGAACTGGTATCGGTTAAGGATGCCAGTTCAATTACACAAACTTCAACCAACAAAAAACCTGCCGGAGCAGGTTTAAAATTAATAAGCATACTATGGAGACATCAGCCACTTCATAATTAAGTATCCAGCACCTACAACTAACATGATCACCCCCATGTCATTAATCTTTTCGATTCTATCCTTTGCCTTACCTATTTTATTTTTTATATCCAATTCTATTTTAGATGCCGCATCTCTCACTTCAGCACCTTCGTCAAATTTAGAGTATCGTTTAATTAAATCATTCAGGCTATTTTTCAATGAGTTATATGAATCAACCAGTATTTCATTTGAAATGTAAGTTACCCTGTATATCAAATACAACCCTATAAATATGAGTAATGAGTCTAAAAAACCACCTGACTTTGCAAGCCCTCCAACTGCGATTAATGCACCTGGAATAGCAAACGCTTTATTTTGGCTAGATGAAACAAAATCATTAATTTTGGATGTATACTCAAGTTGCTTCTGCTCTAACTCTGATAAAATTTTATTTACTGAAAATCTTTTTGTATATAAATCAAGCAAATCATTATATCTGTCATAAACCTTTCTTCCTTTATTTATGATGTTAAATATATCTCTATCACTGCTATCGTCATCCTTACCACTCACTACATCATAAATTGCACTTCTTAATATAGATATACGCTCTTTTTGTTGGGCATCCTGTAAACTTAATATTTTTAATAATTCATCTGATGCTTTTTGTGAATCAATTGAGAACTCTAGACGTAATACTGAACCTAGATAATCATGACAACTTAAAACCAATTCCTTTCCACCATCGCTATTTGGGATATAGAGAATGTACTTGCTCTCAACGGTATGGTTCGCAATAGCTGATAATACTCTTTTCCATTGCAAGAATAGGTCAATTTTTTTTACCGAGTCATCACTTGAATTGAAAAATATTTTCTCTTGTAAAATTATATAGTTAGGATTATACTCTCCACTATTTGAGCATTTAACCCAAAAGGTATCTAATGATGAGTAAATACATGTATCACTCTTGAAATTATTTGATCGCAAACTAAAGATAATTTGATTTGATTCACAACTATCGATATCTATAATACCAAAATGAATCAAAAGCTCTGCATATTTTGACAATGAATCACTATCTAGGTCGCACTCTATAATTGCAAAACCCTCATCATTTCTTATCTGAGAGTTAGTTAAGTAATCAACTAGTTTTAATAAATCTTCATTGTGATTCATGGTCATATCTTCACTTTTGAGGTATTTTCCTGTTTATCTGATCCCTACTTGTTCTGGCTAGCTTAATTGTTATTACACCATCATCTCTATTGTAGATTATCTTTGCCCCAGAATCTTTGTCATCGCTTATAGAGTCAATATCAAATGTAATTTCATAGTCTCTATCCTCATCAACAATTTTTATCTGGCCAAATTCCTTATTTGAATCCCTACTTGGCTCAAAAAAGTCATCAATTAAATATTCGCCTTGATCGACAAACTGTACAAATTTCTTAGCTATGTCTCTTCTCTTTGGTAGAGTTTTTGCTATACAATCAGCAATATCTTCAATTGATATTTTCTTATCTATCGGATCTTTAGCCTTCTCTCTTAGCAGGTCTTCTATCGCTTTATTGACTCTTATCTTATCTAACGCTTTTATTTTCAATTTTTCAGAAAAGTCATCAAATGCAATGCTAACATTCTGAATACTTCTATTATTATCAACTTTAGGATCGCACCCTAAAGCACGTTTGAAAAATTCACTTTTTGATTTTCCTGAAATGAAATGCAAATAAGGTTCGCCATCGTTATTTGGGTAAGAAGCTCTAAACAAAGTCAAATCAATCAATACAGCCTGCCGTAACGCATCTATGTTAATTGATGGAATTTTTTCTGGAATAAGGTTGCTATCAAAATTAAATGCTGATTTTTTATCCACCATTAGAATCAAAAGTCTGCCATCACTTTCCTTATCTTGATCTACCTGATAGTGTATAAATACAAAATTACCGCCAACTAATTTTGCCCTATCTTCATTTGCCTCTCTTTGCATTAACTTCATGACTGAATTAACAAACGAGGTAAAATTAAGCTTTCCTGCTAAGTAATCCAAAAAGACATTTGGGGTATTAAGCGGCATAAGATCTTTTTTTATCACTCCATGACTTTTCCTTTTCCGCATAAATTTTTTATCTGCTTGACCAATGAATTGCACCACATCATCAGAATCTAACTCCCACTCCAAACCAGTTTTACTTGCAAACACTGGTCCTTTATTGCTAGGAACCAAATCCAATGTTGACGTCAATGCATGCTTCGGTGAATATTCTGCTCTGTTTTTATTATTAATTAGTTCAGGGTCATATCCACACTCACATAACTCAGTATTTCCATGCGAGTTCCCACATTCAGGGCATTCAACCATGCTTTCGTTTTCAATCACATCAGTCATTTATTAGCGCACCTATAAAGAAAATAATAATTGCACTGATTTTATGACATAAATTAAATTTATACATCTGTGAAAAAAAACACTGGTTTTATGATCACAAATCACACCAATTCATAACTGTATAAAAACACAGTATAGATTGATTTTATATCTAGTAAATTCGGTTTCACCTATTAATGCAAAAGACCTCAATCAAGAGGCGTAATGTATGATCTGGATTAGAGTTTTGAGAGTATATTTTTATAAAACGGTTTATTTTGGTCCAACAAGTCCATATATCACGAGCCATTTAAGGTATTCCTCTAGCTTCATACCTCTTATCTCTGCAACTTTTTTTGCGATCTCTAACTCTTCATCATTTAGTTCTATACTAACCCTAGTATTACCATTTTCGTCAGTCTCACTCTCATTCAAGATAGATTTCAAATCCATTCCATGTCCATATGCCAAATAGGAAAATTGTACACAAAGTGCCTCAGCTAACTTTGCTAAGACATTTGCTCTAGGAATTGTATTTCCGGATTCATATCTAGATATTTGAGCAGGAGCAATGCCCGCCATCTTGGCTAGCTCACTTTGAGATAAGCCCTTTTCTGCCCTAAGCTCAATTAATCGCTTAGCTATAGAGTCATCAATGGTCATAATTAGTTATCTTTAGTATTGACTGGTTATTTTATTATGCATAACATAGAGTATACACAACCATTAATGACTGTCCATGACTTTAAATACGTCAAAACAGCGAAGCCCCAACTACTTGCGATAGTTAGGGCTTCTAATTTACTAGAAACTTCGAGGTAACTAGCATGACAAGTATATCAACTATAAATGTTCCTTTCCACGGTACAAATTTATGTATTGTAAATCAGGATGGTAACCCATACGTGCCAATGAAACCTATCATTGAAGGTATGGGATTAGACTGGGCATCACAATTTACTAAGTTAAAAAAACGCTTTAGCAAAGGGATTGTGGAAATCACAATACCTTCAAAAGGTGGCAAACAATCAATGGTTTGCTTAGCAATGCATAAATTAACTGGCTGGTTATATTCAATCATGCCGAATAAGGTTAAACCTGAAATCCGCGATAAGGTGATCCAGTATCAAGAAGAATGTGATGACGTCCTTTATGAATATTGGACTACTGGTGAAGTCAAAGCTAAGCCATGCAAGAAGGTTAAACAAATCACAGGTCGTATTACCGTGGAACAACAGGAAGCAATTAAGCAGCTCGTATTAAGTCGCGGCAAAGCGCTACCTAAAGATAAACAAGCCAAAGCAATAATAACAATGTGGTCATCACTAAAAAGCCATTTCGGTTGTACTTACAAAGAAATAGATAGTGATAAATTCACTGAAGCTTTATCACTAGCAGCTCGAGTTCCTCTTGAAGGGGAATATCTTCCTAAACAGGAAGCTATTGCCAATCCCCATAATTTTAACATTCCATTAAAATGGTGGGATCAGCATAAAGTTGCACTAAAAGACAAAGGTGTCGATGGATTTTCACACAAAGAACCATGTTATTTTCCATTCAAACTACTTTACGGAGATGCTCAAACTTCACCATCAGCTATCAATCAGTTGTTATCATTATTAACTAAAGCTGGCTTTGATGTTAGCGGAGCTAAGTTAGAGTATTATGCACATAAGCACTATGCTGAAGTCTCACATAAAAAGCTAAGCCAGATTGATCAACTAATTAATCCTGTAATTAACGGAGTTGTTACCTGCAGAATTAGCCCACCAATGCCAATAGAATGGCGGTAAAGTAGAAGCCCAAGGACGGGCTAGATACACAATGGTAGCATTGGGGTTTCGGGGTATGTCGATCCCCTGAACCAGTCTCAAAGCTACTCGGAAAAAGGGGTTGTGTGTACAAGCTTAAATACAGTTAGACTGTGGCTGGTTTTAGGAATTTAAACAAAATAAAGTCCTCTTATAAGAGGACTTTTATCAGATATTGTCTTTGTTTTGGTACCAATTATAATTAACGAATTATCTATCTCCGTCTAATTGGAGTTTTATCTGTATCGCTAGATGCCCTATCATCTTCCTCTAAGCCTCTGAATCGGGCAAGCGCATCTTCTTGAGCCTGACGTAATCTTTGATGACGTTCTTATTCATCATCTATATCGCTTAATCTACGGTGTCGGGCAAGTGCTTCTGCTTGAGCCCGACGTAATCGTTCATAATGCTCTTTTTCTTCATCTATACCACTTAACCGACGGTGTCGGGCAAGTGCTTCTTCTTGAGCCTGACGTAATCGTTCATAATGCTCTTTTTCTTCATCTATACCACTTAATCTACGGTGTCGGGCAAGTGCTTCTGCTTCTGCTTGAGCCTGACGTAATCGTTCATAATGCTCTTTTTCTTCATCTATACCACTTAACCTACGGTGTCGGGCAAGTGCTTCTTCTTGAGCCTGACGTAATCGTTCATAATGCTCTTTTTCTTCATCTATACCACTTAATCTACGGTGTCGGGCAAGTGCTTCTTCTTGAGCCTGACGTAATCGTTGATAACGCTCTTCTTCATCTATACCACTTAATCTACGGTGTCGTGCAAGTAATTCTTGTTTAGCCCGACGAATATTATAATATTCTTCACCTTCACCTTCACCTTCATCTTCTTCAATTGAGTTAATTACTTGCACCATGTTATTTGGATTTAAAACGACATTTATAGTTTCTTTTATTTCCTCTTTAGCACTCTGAGACTCAGAAGAATCATCAATCATTATTTGATTAAAAAACTCATCCGCAGTAATCATATCAAAAATAACATTAGGATTAGTCGAATTAGCTTCTTTTTTCAAAAAAGGATGGGGTATTTTATAATTATTTATATTTTTCCAAAAATCACTCTTCAAATCATTCGTTACAAATAAAACAAAAGAGCCACTATCACAACTTTTAAGATAATCTAAAACTTGCATCCAGATAACTAGATCGCCATATTTTCTAATATACTCTATATTATTATGATAATATGCTTCGTTACCTTTACCTGAATCCTTAAACCCAGGTGGTATTTTTTTTTCAAATCTATCATCACCATTTTTATAAATAACTTTCAATCTGTCTTCTTCATAAGGTTCCCCTACCTCATATATCATCTCATCTATTCTATTTCTTATTGAGTCTAAAAAATAATCCTGATTACTTGAACACTTAAAATCATCAAAATTATTCTTTATAAATTCGTCAGTTAGATTTAAAATCTCATCCTTCAAAGTATTGATATTATCTATCAGAACCTTTAGTTTTTTATTATTATATGACGATATGCTATTTACCATTTCATCAATTGTCTTGGTAATTGATGAAAATGAACTATCGACCCTTTGTTTGACAATATCTTTATTTTTTATCTGAAAATCCCTGTTAACCTGATACTCTAAACCAACATTGTATGGAACAAAAACTTTAAAACCATTTTTTTTCATATTATAAAAAAATGCATCCTGCATTTTCTCATCAAACAAATAAAGATACATAAATATATTAGTATCAAATACTAGCGTTAAATTATCTATATCTGATATTTTAACATTAGGTAAATTAGAATAAAACTCACTAAATTTATCCTTCATATTTCTTCCCATAAAAATCACTTCTTAATATATTTAAAACAACCCATATTTTTCACTCAATTTATTACTCTTTCGCTCATCACCTTTAATTTCCCTTCCTCTAATAACTCCCTTACTGACTAAGTTTTAGATCTTTGAGTCCTTGCAACATAATCATCAAACAATTCCTTGCTAAACTTAAAACGGGGTCAGCTTAGCAATAATTTTAGCTATACTAAAAGTTTCTTTTTCATCTAGTGGCGTTAAAAACAGGCTTGTGACCACTATTCATAAGCAGGTACTCTCATTGGCTTTAAACTTTTTTTGCATATATCACCACACGAAAATTAAATTTTTCTTATGTTATATTCTTATTTTTGTAAATCAAGGTAAATTCGTTTTCATTTATATAATTGTGATATAAACCAAAGCTCAGACAATAAAAAAACCAACTGAGTGGGTTAGTTTGGGTTATCACTTTCAAAACATAAGAAAAGATGATATTTTTCGCCCAATTTAAGTATTACTTATTATCTAAGAGATCTAATGAAAAAACTTTTACTTTTCCTACTACTTCCTATGCCACTTGCTGCTCAAACTTACCTTTGGGATGGAAATTCTGTGCATGAATATAATCAAGCAAGAGAGCGCCTACTGAATGACACTTTGTTAGATGCTAATGATGTTGTTAAGTCTGGTATGTACTCAGGTTATATCGCAGGAACATTTGACCTTGGTTCAGGCATTCTTTTCTGCCCGCCGCGTAATGTTACTTTGAACTAGGCTATGGATGTTGCGGCCAAGCACCTAAAAAATTCAGCTGAAGCTCGTAACAAACAAGCTAGTCATCTGGTAGTGGATTCATTTATTAGCGCATGGCCATGCCCAAAGAAATAAGTTCTGTGGGTGAAGCCATCCTTATACTCAGGCAATAAAAAACCAGCCGGAGCAGGTTTCATCAATTATTTACATTTCTCATACCATATCTTCTGGAAATCTTCTTCAGATATAGATTCACCTTCAAAATCAAATAATGGTTTTGAAAACATGCGCTCACCCTCATTGCTAGAGGAGACCACAACAATAAATCTCTTATACTTATAAGGTAATTCATCTTTAAATGTAAACACTTCTCCGCAAACGTCACCAACAACCTTGCGACTCATACTTACACCTGCAGGGTAAAAATTAACATTTCTCATATCAGCAGCTTGTGGCTGGTGCATAAAATCAATCACAATTTGCTTAGCTCCGTCAATAATTGTCGGTTTTTTACTTATGCCAACTGAGATCCCTACAACAAAAGCTAATAATATCAACAGCAAAATACACAGAACTCGCAAAATTTTAGCATGCACGCCAAATTACCACTCGTTAAATCAAATGATTGAAATGTACCCTCAATTACCCTCAATGCAGAGTTCAGGCAATAAAAAACCCACCGGAGTGGATTATTAACACTATTTATAGTTGAGCACATGTACATTACAAGTTACGAATATTAGCAATCTCTTCTTGTGTGACTTCTAGAGACTCTAGAAATCTCTGGTATTCATTGGGTTCCATTCCTTCAAATTTTTGATGTCACTCTCATCTATTCATGTTTTTTTAAAATAAATCTATTACCTATAGACGGGTCAACTGTTTTCGTATTTGCAATCAGCTAAACCGACACTAATTTCTTGACCTTTGTTGCTATTGTGCAAAATAACTTTAATACCCATTCTGTCGTATATCATATAAGCAAATGTAACCCCTGAATTTTCACTAAAATACACAGTAGCTTTAGCATCAGTTGAAAGCAACTCAAGCTTTGGTGATGTTATAACTACCCCTGTATCAAAGGTTATATTTATCATTGCATTGTTATAATCTGCATGCGGAGTTACTTCCAACTTAACAGTCCCGATTTGCACTCCGTTATATCTATTGCTATCACTAAGGTCATCAGGTATGGAATAAACTCCACAGTTATACTTTCCCGCCAAAGCCAAAATATTATAGTTATTATCTCGATATAACCCCATATCATTCTCGTTATTAGCAGACAGGGTATATCCAGAAAATAAAATAAACAGGGCGCAAATATACTTAATCATCTTTAACCTCATTAATAAATTAGCCCCCTGAATATACCTGAATAGCTTTACTACACATAATCGAACTCTTTAGTTAAAAATAATTATGTGATCTAGAATGCAAGCTCATCCTTGGGCTATGTGTAGGTTAGGCAACTTCCTTCCCGTGAATAATATGGCGTAACGCGCTAATACTGTTCTCATTATAACGGAACGCTTCAACCTGCTTTGATGAGTAAGCTGACTTGTCCAAAAAGAACTTACCGAATTCGTCAGTTTTCAATCCGTTCTTGTTTCCAATACGACCAATTTTATTTGCTGACACTTCTAACCATATTCTTAATCACAAAGAGGGCTTCTGATTTAGAAGCCCTCTAGTATTAAACTCGCTTAACTACATAAATTTTACATTAATGACCGGACGTTTTAGCTTCTCGACAAGCCTCGAATAAAAACCAGACACGGCGTTCTGTTTCATCAATCCAGTTTTCTATTAGGCTTGTAGTGGAATAATCGCCATGTTCTGCGCATACTTCATGTGCTTTTCGAAATTCTGAAGCCAACATTTTATTATCTTCACAAAGCTCAGCAAGCATATCTAAAGGTTCTACGTATTCCGCATTGTTATCGCTAATCCTTTGCATTTTTGATATTTGCCCTATAGAACGTATAGTCACACCACCTATTTTACGAACTCTTTCAGCTATAGGGTCTGTCATGGAGTATAGTTGTTCACTTTGTTCATCAAGTAATAAATGATAATCGCGGAAATGTGGACCACTCATGTGCCAATGAAAGTTTTTAGTTTTTAAATAAATAGCAAAAATATCAGCCAAAATTGCATTCATTGCTCCACTGATATCTTTTGTTGCTTTTGGAGATAAATCTGTTGGCGTTTTAAGTGGGCGAATTTGTAGTTCTTTAGCTTTACTCATAATTAACTCCTAAAGATAGTCACATCTGTTTTGATATTAAAGATGTTAAAACAAATTATTACACTAATGTTCTTTCTATATATCTCTTAATTGGTTATGAAACTATTTAGCCAACATTGCTTTTCAATATGTGCTGATTATTTTAATTATGTACTTAATAACATCATTCATTGATCTATATCAAATTCTAATGCATTGAATAAATTAACTAAAAAACAAAATTGAATATCAATCTTTATGTGACTACCTAATTAAATCCGATCTTCAGACTTTAAACCTAACTTACTGAATTTAAACTCTTGTAATCCTCGATATTCTATTTTCCATGCTAGATTTTAGCTACAGGCAGCTCATTAAAATTTGTCGTGTACGCTGGTGATAACATTTCGCACTTCATCTGATATCCACTATCGCTCCCTTTCGCAGCAAACCAGACTTTACCTAAACCACTATTATTTATTGTATCTAATGTTTTCATAAGTTCATCGCCGTTCTTAAATGGTTTTTGAGTAGAAAACATATCAAACTGAGTAACATCTGAATCTGTGAAGTCAGATAACATTATCCCGGCTTTATAGTAGCGGTAACCATCTCGCCATATAGAATCTAAACCACGCATAACAGCATTAATGATGTCTCGCGTGTCGCTGCTAGGGTATTCAAGTTTGATACTGATACTATTAGCGTAATCTTCACCAAATGCGTGTCTGCTTGTTTGAATGAATAAACCAATAACTCGACATCGCTGTTTTTCTTCGCGTAGTTTCTCCGCTGCTCGTTCTGCATAGTCACAAATAGCCTTGCGCATAATGTCGATATCTAAAACTTTCTTACCGAACGAGCGAGAGCATAATATTTGCTGCTTAACTTTTCTGACTTCTTCAAGCTCAATACAGGACTCACCGTTAAGTTCTCTGAGTGTCCTTTCTAGCGTTACGCCAAACACTTTGCGTATTGTAGTCACTGATGCATTAGCCAAGTCTAAAGCGGTATAAATGCCCATAATTCTTAACTTGGCTGAAATCCTTCGTCCTATTCCCCACACGTCTTCAATCGGAATAAATGACAGTAATTTTCTTTGCCGACTTCTATCAGATAGCTCAACCACACCACCAGTCTTCTTCCACGTTTTAGCGGCATGATTCGCAATTTTAGCCAGCGTTTTAGTCGGACCGATGCCAACACTTACTGGCAAGTGAGTTCGCTGCAATATCGTTGATTGAATTTCTCGCCCATAATCTTCTAAATTAAAGGTATGAACCAAGCCAGTGAAATCAAGAAATGCCTCATCTATTGAATACACTTCCAAACGCGGAGCATACATTGATAGTAGAGACATCACTCTATTGCTCATGTCAGCGTATAACGCATAGTTCGAGCTAAAAATGTTAATATGATTTTGCAGGTAATAGTTTCTTCTCTCATAGTAAAGCTCCCCCATTTTTACACCGAGTTTTTTTGCTTCAAAAGAACGAGCAATTACACAGCCATCATTATTACTCAGAACAATTACTGGCTTTCCTGCTAAGTCTGGTCTGAAAACTTTCTCACAGCTCGCATAAAACGAATTTACATCAACTAAGGCAAACATTACTGAGCCTTATGAATAATGAATGTGACTACGCCAAATATCTGTAAATCCTGCGTATCACCAATATGTATTGGTTGAAAATCAGGATTCATCGGTATCAACATCGGCGGATAAGACTTTAATCTCTTAACTGTAAACTCCCCATCAACACTGGCGATAACAATATCCCCGTCCTTTGCTACCAATGCGCTATCGACAATCACAACATCGCCATCGTTAATGTTAGCGTCAATCATAGAATTACCTTCGACGCGTAACATATACGTACTATCTGGATGTTTAATCAATGTGCTGTTAAGGTTTATTCTTTCCTCCATGTAGTCAGCCGCAGGAGATGGAAATCCCGCTGCTACTCTATCTAAGAATAATGGAATTTTGAGAATTGATTCGGAATCGATAGGCTTTAGCTTCATAATGCACCAATATTACTGTATTTATATACAGTATATTTCGCTCATTTTCATTGTAAAGATCATTTTCAAGTATCAAAAGACTAGAAATATGCAATCCCCTCCTAGAAAATCAGACCTACAGTGTCGTTATTCCTCCTTCATTTACTTTTTATAAAGTAAACTTATGGCTTATAACTATTAACTGCATTGCCGAAAATATGAAATATACATTATTGTTACTGACATCAATTCTAATGGTTGGATGTCAAGGAAGAAGTTATTCAGAATTAACTCCAGCAGAAAAAGCTGAAGTCAGAGCTGCTCATGATAAAAGTGCCAAAATATCTAGAAAATGCAATCGTATAGAAAATCAATCTAAACGTACTGATTGCTTTCTCGATAGAGACGACAATGACTTTAACCGGCTCTATTAATTTAAAGTTAATACTGGGGGCATTACAGCCCCTGACTACTCGTTTATCAACTCAAGAGCCTTTAGCTCCATAACCCTTAAGTCATCAAATATGGTCGCTTTATTTTTGATGTTAAGTAGCTCTAAAACATTGGGAATAACGCTATAGTCGAGTCCCGTAGCACCATTCATACCAACTCTCCACTGTGTACTCATCGCAGAAAATACCAGATATGACTCCCATACATCAGGAACAACTTCAACATCATCAATATCAGGCGGAAAGCCAAAAGCTCGCTCAAAATTTTCAGCCTCTTGCTTTGTCATTCCCCCATACATTGCTTCAGCGACCGATATTAGTTTTTTTCGCGATTACCTAACAATTCATTGTAATACGTTGTCGTAATAGCCCCTGCAGCTGATGGATAGTTGTCAAATAACAACTTCAAATTATCTTCGTTATAAGGCTCTTCAATTGCCCAATCAGCAATTATTTGAGTAAAAAATTTGTTTACTGGCTCATTTTTTAACTCGTCCAATTTACTCATTGGTAAATGTTTAAACGTAAATGTCACAACCTCCGGCTCGCTTTTGCCAGCCACTCGGATTTTTACATCAGCTTTAAATATTGGATTGGGATTCAGAGTAAATTTCGCCATTAGGTTTCCTTAAAAGCCCCAAAGGGGCTGTTATTATGCGGTAGTGTAAATTTGCATATCTGATTTAAGAGAGAAACGTGCAGATACGTTTTCAACCTCGTTAATTGCAGTATTAGGAACGCGTTGGAATGACACACTAGCTGAGTAGTAACGGTCTTCACCAGCCCGTTTATTATAAAAACGAATCGCTGTTAACTGCTTTGTATCATCCAAGGACATTAATAACCCTCGAATAGGTAATTTCGCATCATGAGCAAATGTATAAACCTGCACAATACCCGATTTATAGGTATCAACTGTTTCTGCTTGCTCATCTTCTAAGAATTGAATTTCTTGTGTTTGCTGCTCACCACCTTCTGTTGATAAGGTCATGACTTGGGGCATTACTTCCCATTCTTGAACTGATTTTAGCGTTCCTTTGCCGCCGCCAATCGGAAAACGTTCTGTATCTGTCGTATCAACACCATCAAGCGTGATACTTGTGTTTTCTGCTGATTTCACACGAAAGACACCAGACATTTGTTTCCACCCAGATGTGATGAGAACAACATCTCCGGCTTTAATGCCACTTGATGCTGCGACAGAAAGTACAGCTTCAGTGGCATTACTTGCCGCCGTAAACTCAACATCTTTTCCGTATTTACTCGCAACATAAACACGTGAGCCATTAGGAATGTTATAAGCCATTATGAACCTCATTTTTATGCATAAAAAAACCGCCATTTAGGCGGTCGTTTATCGGATTGAATAACATCGATAGGATGTACGTATTGGAATGATGTAGTTGATATCACTAGTAAGTGGCGGTAGCTGATTTGGTTCATCGTCTAGATACAGTGACTCCGTGAGTGTTAGACCATTTTCGAGCTGCTCTTTGACGGCATCAACCAAGCTAATAACCGCCGAATCACCATTACCAATCTTTTCAACAACATTAAGTTGAATAACACCTTTTTGAACTGGCATATCTAACGCTAGACCTAGATTTTCGGTTATGGCTGGCATTATATGTAATTGCAAATATGGAGTGCTAATATCGTCAAACTCAATATTTGACCAAGCCACCTTCACCCCTTCTTGCTTAGCAATTTTTGCCACCAGCGCACGAATAGACTGATTGATTTCAGATTGTTTCATTTACTTCATCTCTGCGATAGCGTCTCTAAAGAACTTACCTACGTTTTCAGCGGTAATTGCAATCATGCCATTAGGAGCTTGTCTTGAGTGCCCCATTTCCAACCTGTAGGCATAAGGAACATTGTTAGTAAAATAGATAGCATTCATACCCACTTTGAACTGCTCAAGCACATAATTACCAACCGCCTTAGTCATATTGCCGGATTTATCAACTCGCCCAGTTTCACCATCAGCAGGTGAATCAAAAGTGACTTGCCAATTCCCACGGAATCGCCCTCCTGTATACCCCGGAGGTGCCTTGATATCCATAGAGTCATTAACGCGAACTCGTTTTTTTAACAAACCTCTTTTCGGTGTCAGATTATTAGGGTCTTTTCTCAGTGCTTCATTGTACTCAAACACAGCTTGATTATAATTAACAGCCGTCTGATTAACTTCCCATAGTTCAGGATTACCAACCGGAGACATTTCAACTAACTGTGCGAGAATCTTGAATCCCGTTTTACTTACTACCGTTTCCATATTTGCTTGAGATTTCTCTACAAACAAATTAACGGACCTCATGAATGAATCAGTCATATCAAGCCCTCAGCTGAGGTTTGTAGCAAATAACAATATCAGCAGGTTTCACGGGGTTAGGCTCATGCACGCGAAGCCAGATACCATCAACAAGAACAGAATCCCCTTTTCGAATATCAACCTCTGGAGAAAGAACCATTTTAATATCCGTAGAGAGAATTAGAGTTCCATCAATTTCATATGGCTTGTACAAAACCTTTACACCAATGATTGAAAATAGAGACTCAGGCTCATGATGCTCAACACCATTATCATCAACCCAATGCTTGCCAGCGCGTTTCACTTGATATGAAGCACCGTACTTTTTCAGTATTCGTAATGCTGTGTGACAACCTCGCTGATAAATATTCATCACTACCTCACTGCAAATGTGTTAATCGCCAAGCCTTCTGAGCTATCAATCAAGCCATATAGCAAACCTTTCAGCCAAGCAAAATTAGGCACGCCAGTATTTGTGCCTTCTGCATACTTCAAGTCAATTGCCCCCTCTATACGCTCAGAAATGATTTCCGCACCTAATGTTGGCTGTAATTCATTCTCTTGTGCTTCAAGTGCAAGGCGACACTGAGCCTGTATAACCTGATTAGGAATCGCATCACTAGCAATTGCAACCCCATCACGAAATAATCCAGTGCGAGGAAAAGATAATGGCTGCGTACTGTCGGAACGACTACCCTTCCATTTTAGGGATTCTAAGAAGTCCATAGCAACGATGAGTAATGACTCGAGTGACTTGCTGTCTGACAGAGGTAAATTCCTGACTTTCGCATATGCTTTTAAATCTTCAATACCAGCATAACTATTAAACGTAGGTGAGTTTTTATCGGCATCAATCATGACCACCTCAAAATAAAAAGGGGCATTACGCCCCTATCTTCACTTGCCATCAGTAGTTTTTTTCCTTTTCACTACTTCAGGCTCTATTGCTTTGCTGCATTTTTGCTCTGAGCAGTTAATTTAATCATCACACCTGCTGTCAATTTGTTGCTCGTAAAGTGTTTTTTCCAGTTACCCGCAGTACCTAACTTGGTTAGGTCTGGATTTTTGCCTTTTGATTCATCCCAGCTATAACCAAGCACGCCTACGTTAACAACGCCTTCGCCACGATATCCAATCTCTAGGTTTTCCTTATCATTAATCTCAAATGAGCGGAAGGTTGGCTCTTGTGACTCTATGATAGTCACCGCCCCCGGAACAAGACCAAAAATAGCATCAACTGGCGCACTGTCTGTTACCAAGACGGGTTTACCTAACGTTCCCGGCTGCCCACCATAGATAACCACACCAGCCTCTTCGTATACTTTGTTATCAATCGCTTGGTCAACAATATCGAAATACGTAGTAGAGTGCATGACGAAGAGATTTACACGGTTAAACTTGTCCCCATATCGACGCAGCCCTTTGGTGAGTGTTTTTTTCCCATCTGTAGCAATGTCTGCTGTCACGACCATATCAGTATTACTACCGATAGCTGCCCCCAATGCGGCTAAGGAATATTTAATGTAACCTTCTAGAGATGCATCAGCAGCATCAATACCAACTAGCTCAGAAAATTCAGATACATCTCGTCCTCGACGTTTAAATGCCTCTTCCGTTGTTGCATATGGACCATATTTCCATGGAGCTTTCACTTCAACAGATTCGCCCGCACCAATTTTTTTACTCTCTACTGTCCCTGTTGAATCAACATCACGATGCTCAATCGAGCCACCAATTTGATAGAAAGCACGCTTACGGAAATCTCCTTCAATAAAAATGTTATCAAGCACAATGGCACCATTCGATGCCTGATTAAATACGGCTAAATTATCTTGGCGACGCTCTAAAAACGCTGTTTGCGCCAAGTCGTTGTAAATTACTAAATCGCTATTAGTCGTCGTAGCCATTACTTATCTTCCCTTACTCTTTAGGTAGTTTTAAAAATGTGTCACGTCCGTATCTGCGAATATAATCAGCTTTCTCACTCGCAGACATTTGAGAACGTTTAAGGTGTGCACCACCTTGTTTATGTTTTCCTGCATCCGTCCCTGAAGCAGCAGGGAACAAATGAGGCGCGCTTTCTTTTAATGATTCGACCCATTCAACGGGTGATAGCGGTGTTCGACCGTCTTTCCCCATAATTGGATTACCATCATCATCAACGGCTACGGCCTGACCTTCATCGTTGATTTGGAAAATGCCTTTGGCACGTAAAATTAAGTCTTCTTGTGCGCTAGCTAATGCGCCGGCTTTACCAGCAGCAGAGCGCACTTCATCTCCCAATACACGTTGGCGAAATTTATTAGCAAAAGCCTCAGCCCTTTCCACTCGGCTATTGGCTTCTTTCAGTTGTTTATCAACGTCATTGCGTAAGCGCTCAGTACGTTTATTAATGACTTCATCAATTTTGCCGTCAGCGATTAACTTGGCTTCTTCATCATTTTCAAAACGTTTGAGAATTCCACGTACAGCATCGGGATCAATACCATCAAAACGCTTGAGATTATCGTTTTGCTCTTTGAGCTTACCCAATAACTCATCACGTTTAGCCTTCAACCCAGCTACTTGCTCACCGACTGCTTTATCGATAATGGCTTGAATTTCCGGTGTGATTACAGGTGCAGTTCCACCGCTTCCACCACCAGCTCCATCATCAGCCTGTGAGTAATATTTGCGTTCGATATTCATAAATAACATGTTGTTCCCCTTGGGATTCATTGCGCCTAGCGCGTTAAAGTAAACCAGCCCTTGGCTGAATTTAGACAATAAAAAAGGTCACCGAAGTGACCTTGGTTAAATCGTTAATTGATTAGCTATAACCTGCATCTTTAAATGCTTTTTCGTCTAGCTTTTTGAGTTGTTCTAACGAAATAAATTCTCCCTTATCTGTATAAAATTCAGAAGGATGCATACCGCCCTCTTTCATTAATCTAAATCGTGTTTCACCGAATACTTGCCGTTGTCGCCAGTCTGGTTGTCGCTGCACCCAATCAAGAAAATTGGTCTCTGCTGGAACTTGCCCATCCATTGATGCTCTCGTTCCTGCGTCCATCTCATTCGCATCAATACCTAATTCACGCCATGACTTAGTGACGAAAGTTTCCGTTGAGCGGCAATTAAAATGGATTTTACCGGGACCTTGTAGATAGGGGATTTTGTGTCCTATTGGTTTACCTTCCAGAGTATACTTCAGCCTATCCCGGACAATGCAATCATGGGAGGTTTTATTATCGAGAGTGGATAGCCACTGTTTGCAGTCAAGGATATCTTTATTAGCTTCAGCAAATTGTTCTCTTGCTGTCGCTTGTAAGTGACTGATTGCCGTCTTCGCTATCGTTGTTACGTTAGCTCTACTAAGTTGTAAGGCACCATCTTTATAGCCTTGATTTGCATGACCTCTGATTTTACGCCCAATCTCTAGCGCACTATCGCCATTTAAATAACCATTGCGAACAGCATTGTTTATGCGTGTCATGCGGTCAGATTCTAATCCAGCAGCCCACTCAGACAGTAATTTCCCTTGAAATGGACGAGACATTGCTGAGGAAAACAACATCTCCTCTGTAATACCCATAAGCGGATATTGGCGTAGAACAGCATCAGGTAATAAAGCATCGAATAATGAGGAATAATAACCCGCTTCATACAAGGCATGCTCTCGCATTTCGCCTATTAATAACGTAAAAGCGCTATCAATCGCACGCTTATTAATAGCTTTCACGCTCGATAGTAATGACTCTAATCGCCTTGCAGTAAAGCCATTAACGTCAATAGTGTCATCATCTAAGGCAACAATAAGCGAAGCTGTTAATTCAGCGTCAAATTCATTAAGTGCATTTATCATGCGCCTTGCAACACCTGTAGAATAACGACCAGAAAACAAAGTGTGAGCTATCAATTCATCCCTTAATCGCTCATTCACTGATTTCATGTTTCACCTACTATTGTCGGCTCTTGGTTGTTAAGCTCATCGACCACCATATCAATATCATCAGCGGGATCGATAACATCATATTTCTGTAAACTTCTCACCAAGTCAGACTTGCGTGTTGCACCAGATTGCCATGCAGCCACAATTTCACGGATCATCGAACTATCAGCAATGTGATTAACGAGGTCTTTGTTAATTTCAAAAGAAGTGTCTTTAGTATCTAAACCTAAGTATTCAGCGCACCACATTAACGCTTTGCTAAACGCATCTGAGACATTTGAGCAACAAATACTGAGAATAGAGGTTTGAGCACTTTGCTCCCCCACAGATTGAATAATCGTTTTGACTTTACTATCTGCAGAAACTAACTGAGCGCCTAAAGCCACCATGTAATCGCGCTTACTGTCCATAGCTTCTTTAGCCAACATATTTGGCTGAGCTTGAACGTATCCATAAGAACCTTTATCAGGCAATAAGATTGGTGAACGAGAGCCAACCATGACGCCTTTTTCTTGCAGCCAGTCGCGCCACTGCTCACTTAATCCACCAATGTAAGGCTGTACTTGCCCACAAAAAAACACTGAATCTTCGTAGTCTGCAGAATTTCGATAATGCCCTAGGTTGATTTTTGCTAGCCCTAACAATGGAGCTTCATCAATAGTGTGATCGTTATTCTGAGCGCCAATAAACGTAAATGGAATTTCATCCCAAGCACCACTACCTGCACGTTCAGGAATATATTCAGAGTGGATTTGATACACATTGCTGCCAGCTGGCTTGCGATATACTCTACAGATAAACTTGCCATCTTCTATCGCTAGTACTCGGTATTGAGTGGTATCTTTAAATCCAAAACCATCCTCTTCCTCAACCATTTCACGAAGAACCACCAACGTTAATATGGTTCGACCGTTGATACGGTCTGCTCGCCAGTTAATGATATCCTCAGCTTGATATTGAAATATGTACGGGAGCATAGAGTCGCTGTTGTAATCAACATATAGCCCATGTCGTCCCACTTCCAATACCGATTCAAGAGAGGATTGAGCTAATTGGTAAATGCTTGAACCTGCGCCATCTGCATCATCTTTTAAACAAGACAGTTTTTCAGTAACCGCAACTAATGGATCTTTCTTGAATGCCATCCCTATCATACCGTTACGAGTGTTACCTGTTATTGGGTAAAACACCGCACGGTCTTGATAGTCCTTATTACGTTTCTTTTTACGCTTGTTGTCTTGTTCTTCAAGTTCAGGAAGATAATTTTTTATGTCATCGCCACCCCGACAAACAGCGCGAACTAACTCCCACTGAGGAGCAGCCGTTTTATACTCCGGTCGAGTAAAATCAACATTATTTATACTCATCAGAAGGTTGTTCCTAAGTTAATTTCGAATGCTGGTCGTTTAACGTTCCGTCTACTTACAGCAAAATATCTAAACCCATCAGCATCATGTGATGTGTAATCATGAAGTGGTTTATCTTTCCAGCAACCTCGTTTGTCATCCCACTCTTTTCGATATGCTTCAAGATGAGCGATGCCTTCACCACATTTATGTTCGTCAAAGACACACAGAGGAAGAATTTCACGTACAGCCTCAATACCTTCATCAATCGAAAGCTTTGGCACTACGTCAAATCGAATTGAGTAAACTTGCCCATCAATTTCATACCCTTCACGAGCTAGTTCTCTACGCGATTTCGCATCTGAACCAAATTCACGGTTATCAATATCATGTGGTCCATTATGACTCGCGTATGTGTAGCCTTTATATTTCAGCACTTTCATATAATGTCTTAGACCTTCACCACTGTTTGAGTAATGGTCTATCACGTGGAATTCATTACCGACTTCACGAATAAACCAGATTGACGTTGAATCACCAACGCCGATATCCCAATACGTATGAACAGGTAAGTGAGAATTATCAGGAAGTGTGCCAATGCGTTTATTTTCGTACAGAAAGCGGAATTGCTTAGCATAGTAAGCACCTTCAACTGATTGCTGGAATGCCTCTGAGGGTATTGACGGGTATTCCCGCCTCATATCATCGCCAAGTGTTTTTTCTTTTGCGTAGTACCACGCTTTCTGATGCTCATCCAAGTGAATGCCATGCTTGCGGGATATCTCATCAAAATAATCAATTAATCGCTGCGGCAATTGCTCAACAGGATCAATCGCATACTCAGGATTCTTCCACCATGAAAAGAAAAAGAATTTCCAATCTAAGTTAGATAGAGTTTTACACTGAATTTGCGCTTTCTCGGCCGACTGACAATAATCATAAAAATAGCCCGCCCGCCCCTCAGCAGTGCTTTCAATTGTTGTAAAACAGTCACTTGATACAGCTTCAAACGCACCAGTAACTATCTCACGAGCTTTTTCAGGGTACTTTGCACATATCTTTCCGAACTCAGATACATGCAAGTATCGAAGAGTGCCACCACGAAATGACGTGCTGATATAAAGTGACCCGCCTTTACTAAAAACCAATTCACCAGCAGCATCATTACTCGCCGGATTTGCAGCTTTAATTTCTTCGGGTAGCTTTTCGTAGGCATACTTTATTTTTTCTCTGAATAACCGTTTGGCATCGTTCAGTGTATGAGCTATCAACGCACATTTAGCAGCTTCAAATAGCGCCGCATCTAATTGGATAATGCAAACCTCAGTCGTAAAACCAAGCTGACGAGCCTTTAGTATAATGTTTCGCGTATGCATCCCTTCAAAGTATTCAAGCTGCTCAGGCGTCATTTTAAATCGAACTGGCTTACCTTCTTTGTTGGTGATCCAGTACAAGTGATTCAGTCGCCAGAGCTTATCTCTTAATAATGCAAGATATTCTGGCTTCATACTTATTCCTTCGATAGGTCGTCCATCAGTGACGATATAGAGTCGGATACTTTATTCTGCTGCGCGTCATCCAGCCCGTATGCCTGGCGCTCAAGTCCAATTAGGTTTTTAAGTGTCTCACTTAATGCTTTAGCAGATTTAACGCGTTCGGGGAGGGAGATGATTGAATTGTAGAGTTCATTGAGTTTGTCTCGCCCATTGCTATCAGGCTCAAACATTAATTCACCTAGCTTCCTTAAAGCAGGTACATCCGTACATTCAGCAGATAGCTCATCAAATAAACTGTTGGTTAACTCCCTAGCCCTGCGAATATCACCCCTATGTTCCATACGAACATTGGCAATGACTTCAGCATTAGCTTCGATAAGTTGCCGCTCAGAAATAGCCTTCTCGGCGGCAACCAGAGTGGCAACCTCTCTTTTGGCAACCAAGTTTTCAGCTCTAGCCTTAACCTTTGCCTTTAGATCTCGTTCCCATCCTTCTTTCTTTGCCCGTTTACTTATCGCTTGATGGGTTATCTCATATTGAGAGGCTATTTCTCTTATAGACATTACGCCAGCTCGGTAAGCCGACTCAATGGCTTCCCAGTCTGGTCTTTTGATCATTTTCACCTTCATGATAAATCAACAAGTCAACACAAAAACAAGATCTGCATCTTTCGCAAAAACCTTTAATTTAATTTAAATCAGAATAATAATATTTAAATTATTTTATTTTAGATTTTAATTGTTAATTTTATTGCCAAATGCAATATTTAGTATTGTTGCAATTCCCCTTGCTGTGTTCATTGCAATAAGGGGTTTTTTATCTACAAACTCTTATCTTTACATCTTAGCCAGCAATTCTTCTGTCGATTGGTTTCACCAAAAACCTAAAACCTTTAGTAAAAAAACACTTATGCTTTAACTATTAATATTTCTTAAAGAATTTCTCATAACAAATTAAAACCATTTTTAGCGAAAATATTTACATTGAAGATATGTTATTTTAAATATTTAAAGGAGAGTCAAATGAAACTAACTTCAATAGACCATGTGCATGTATATGTCGATGACCTCAATGAAGCCGTAAAATGGTATAAAGATATTTTATTCTTTGCCGTTACTCCCAAATACAAGCTTTGGTTTGACCAGGGTGGTCCATTAGTCATAAACAATAATGAGGTCCACCTTTCCTTATTCAAAAGGACATCACAAAGCATCGGTAACACAATCGCTTTTGGCACAGATAAGACTACACTGATGGAATTCATAGAACACCTGAGAATCAACAACATTCAATTTTCTATCGTTGACCATGATGTGTCTATATCCATCTATTTCACAGACCCATACGAAAATAAGTATGAAATAACAACATATGAGCACTTCAAAATATAAAAATCATAGTTAATTAGGTAATAAAAAACCCGCACAAGGCGGGTTGTCTCTTGCAGTAATTACATTTTACTTTTCAATAAATTAATGTCGCTATAAATAATCCACTTTTGATTCTATTGAAATATCAATACTCTTTGTCTATCAAAACCATTAGCGCTAGCAAAGCTAAGGTATTCATCTAAAAGTTCTGGCGGCATAGTTGGTGTACGCGATAATACCCATAAGTAATCTTTATTAGGACCCACAACTAGTGAATACTGGTAGTCGTCATCAAGCTTAATAATGTTATAGCCGCCGTAAAAAGGACCGAAAAACGACACTTTCAAGGCACCTATATCCGAAGATTCAACAAAATAAGCCTTTCCTATACTCTCTTTCCACTTTTTCCCTTGTGAATCCCATCCTCTGTTGACTACCTTTACACCACCATCATTGCGTAGAGAATAGTTTGCAGAAACTTTACTTAGTCCCTTTTCAAATCGATTATCTATTCTAGCAACTTCATACCATTCGCCAAGATAACGGGATAGTTCAAAATGTTTAACTGGTGTTATGTCATGTGGAACTTTCACACTACACCCATTAAGTAACAGCATACTTACAAACATAAAAACTGACTTTATCTGCATTGCAACCTCACATAAAATTGATCTATGAAGATACTTTCGCATAAAAAAGAGCACAGAGCGACTATAGTGATTTAATATTTCGTAACTATAGAGCCCTAGCATTTAAATAAAGTCATTGCCGCGCTAACCCGAATTACCCTAACCAGTGTGGTAAAGCGATTGATGATAATATTAAAAGAATACCGACTAAAAGGTATTGAAAAACATGAAGCATACGGATAAATAACTCTTTTAATATCATAGAGCGTACCCCTTATTGCTAATGTTATATTATTACCAAAATGAATAGCACCACCTAAAATATAGCAGCTCTTTTTAATTTGTCAGATATCATATCTCACTAAAGCACTTAGCTATTGCTTATAATCATCTATCACGTTACATATCGTTCCAATAAACAATCAAATTATTCTGCTATAATGAAAGACGACCTTTGTAGCTTATAACCTCATACAATGTAAGGAAGGAAGTATGATTAAAAAATTCAGTTTCCTCATATGCTCACTAGTTATCGTTATGAACTTGGCTGCCTGCAATACGACTAAAGGCGTAGGTAAAGATATAGAAGCCGGTGGAGAAGCAATACAAAGGGCTGCAGAGTAAAATCTTACTTTTACCCAACCCTTGAGGCTTAGATATAAATACAACCTTTTATGCCTCAATTTTCAAAAAATAAAATACCATGGCTAGCATTAATTGATAAAATCAAATATTTCACTTAAGACAGATAATTGAACTTATCATAGTGTGTTTTTATTAACTGACTCTAACTTATAAGGGATATTACATATGAAAAGAAAAATAATTACAGCAATATTAATGACATTATTTATTCCAGTCATTGCGAGTGCTTCGTGCGAAAGCGTTGTTGAAGAAATTACACAAAAAATTATTAACAATGGTGTCCCAAGCGATAGCTTTACCATTACTGTCGTTTCAAGTGAAGAAGCAGCCTCACAACAAGGTACTGTTGTAGGTAACTGTTCTAATGAAACACAAAAAATTATTTATACAAAAAAATAATTTGCCCCAAAAGGGCTCGTCACGGAGCCCTTCCATTTTAATCGTAAAACATGGGCGTCTCAAATTATAGCTTAATAGAATTAGCTTAAAATCCTAACCAAAGTCACCCTTCTTGTGCTTGCTTCTGCATTATTCGCATTGATATCAATACAATTCTAGTTACCGCAAAAATATTCTGAAACCTCAAAAATACCTTTAAGACGGTCAAAATTATAATATCTTATTGAGATTACTACTTTTTTTATGTAGTAGTCACTTATAGTTAATGTATAGTGGCGCTCTATTCATAAGCAGTTATTTTCTATTTTGCCCCGATATTTGGGGCTTTTCTTTGTTGTTCAATTTCTCGTATTGCTTTCCCGTTAAAAATATACTTTACTATTGGATAAAATTTTCATTACATAAGAGAGTTGTATAAAGATATCTATATGTATACTAATCCTATTACTCTCTTACTAATTTTTATCCCTATCCTTGCCTGTATCCTATTCATTATTGCTCAAGATAAACAACAACCAGATATCATGACACTTTTTTTAAAGTTCTCTATCTACTTGTTAAGCGCTCTTACCTTCGTAAATTTAATTTTTTTTGCAAGAGCATTTACTGATTGGTATTAACGTGAACACTCCGTTCTAATGTAATCCTGTAAGCCAAGTATCATTTGCTTAGACTCTTCAATTCGCTCTCTGAGTAACCAATAATTTCGGATAGAGGTGTTTGTAGGTCTGGCGGCGATGTCATCATCCAAGCCGGAGGTGGAATCGGTTTCGCCTTTCGGACAGCTGGCTCTGATGTACACCCGCTCAGGATTACGCTCAGCGGCAATACGCAACTCATCAATTTCAATTTTTGCATTGGCTAGCTCCTGAATATGTTTAGTATCGAGTTTATGGAGAGATTGGACACGTTCTTGGTAATCCTCATTAATTTTGACCTGCTCTGTCAACTCAACGAGTAGTCCGGCATTTTTGGTATTTAACTCACCTACCCTCTCGTGTTGTTTCCACATTCCCCATATCGCTATCAATGCGACAATAAATAACAATACGCTGACTTTATTCATGGCGATTACCATAAAGACGTTTAAAAATTAACTTGCCGACCTTTATAATGCTCGATAGCTTTTTGGCAACGCTTCTCTAAACTCATCTTGTCAATGCCACCACAAGTGTCGTCTCGAAGTGCGTATACGCCAATTGCCAAGTAGATGGGTAGACAGATAATAAAGGAGGATAAGCATAAGCAAACTCGCCAAGACACACGTTTTTTTCTACCTCTCGTCTCGTCATTAGCCCTTTCCACGCCTTCCCCCCTGCATATATCCAGCGTTTTAGTTCATGACATGCGCCAGCTTGGTCACCAGTATTAAGTTTTTTAAGTAATGTTGAGCGCGAGAAAGCACCTATTCCCACGTTATAAGTAAATGAATAAAGTGCCGCCCTGGTGTAATCAGGAATATTGATTTTAATTAAGGGGTTTACTGCTTTAGCGACGATTGCTAAGTCTTTTTCCAGTAACTCGTCACACTCGACTTTTGTATAGGTTTTCGTCGGAATAATGTCAGAACCTGTATGCCCGTAACACACCGTAAGAACACCACCTACATCACGGTAGGGTTTGGGCTCATATCCCTCAAAATTAGTCACCATTGCAACAGTTAATGCCATCAGCCCACCTGTCACAGCGGCTATTTTTATTTTATTTGGTATCTTTGCCACTGTTAGCCTCTCTTAATTTGAATTCTTTCCGTTTGTAGTACCAATTCACCAAGAAGGTAGCGACAGTACAGATAATCCCAATGAGCACCGCCCACTGGTCTAGTGATAACGCCCCAGCTGCAGTAGTGATAACTCCAAGAGCATAAGAAAAGGGGCTAGAGTATTTTTCGTGCATACGCATATCCACCCCTGCGGAGTGTTCCAATATTTGGTTAATAGAAGTCCACCCGCTATAAAAACTAGAAGGTGTTAATGAAGTCAGTTGAAATTTAGGCAATAAAAAAGGTCACCGAAGTGACCTTAGTAAATTCTAGATAATTAATTTTTTTTCTTACCCGTTATAGCATCGTAAACAACACTTAAACCATAAATAATAATGGCTAGAGGCAACCCCCACTTCACATCTCCGGAGATGACACCATAATTTTCGAGTAATGTAATTATGCCCGCGAAGACAATAAATATACCAAAAAACATAAATACCTCATTCATGTATATGTGAGAATACCATTATACATAAAGATTAATTTAGCTTATATCTTGAATAGAGATAGCCGTACACAATCACCATTCGTCAAATGATTTAGATTGATTAAAATATTGAGGTAATCGCGTATTTAGCGCACCAAAAAAGACTTAAATCTAAACAGTACAATTATGATTTACTAACTTTAGCTTTGAACGACGAATTCAAACAAAAAACTGCACTAGGTAGGATATTTTCATCGTATTACCTCGCACTTCTACTGGTGCAACATGCACATATTTTAATAAGGTTATATCCTGAAGCTTTAGCTGCTGCTATTGCATGTATAGCATTAAATAGGTTACCTAGGTAGAAACGATTTGAAGTCATCGGCATTTGTTTACAGCCAACTTTGTGTATTTTGTAATTACCTTTTGGTCCCATCGTCGTCTGAATGTAATAGTTCATACATCTCCGCATTTACATTGTACAAAAGATTTATAACTTATGGACCGCCATCGAGGTATCGAACCCCGACTCTTAGTTTTGCTAAGACTAAATACTCTTCCAATTGAGTTAATGGCGGAATGATTTTACATCCAGTAGACCAATGCAAGGGAGGCTAAAAGCAGCCCTAAAATAGTTAGTGCATTTTGCGTTAGTGACAAAATTCGTTGATAAAAGGTAGGTAAGTTCATAGGTGATCCCTTAGGAAATGAATCCTTTGGATACCGCATCTATTTTTAAAATAAAAACTCGCAACTGCAAGATTTGCTTTTATAGCAATGAGGTATGATGTCACAGCTATTGTAACACATAACTCTCTCATTGGGGGGGTAATGATATATAAAACAAAAAAACCCCGCTTTTTGCAGGGTTTCATAATCTATACGTTATTTAAGCTAACGTCATATTAGATTTACAGAAAATACATTTAGCACCAGAAGGGTTACTTTTTGTTACTTCAAAATGGTACCGTCTGTACTGAGACCCTTTACAGCAAGGGCATCTCATAAAGATATCGCCCTTAAAGCGCCACCACGTTTGCCGCAGCTGGACCTTTTGCGCCATTCTCTACTGAGAAGCTAACTTTTTGTCCTTCGTTCAGCGTTTTGAAGCTGTCGCTTTGAATTGCAGAGAAGTGTACGAACACATCTTTGCTACCATCAGCAGGAGAAATAAAGCCAAAGCCTTTAGATTCGTTAAACCATTTTACTAAACCAGTCATTGTATTAGACATATTGAATTCCTTTGAATTTTTAATTGTTGCCACATGGCATATAGGTTTGATGTTTCTTGTTACTTATGGAACTAATTAGGAGGAATTCACTACGAATGGGTATCTATGGGATAACGCTAAACGGGGGAACTTTCAAAACTTGCTTTCATAAATAGGTCTGTACTTCCAAACCAGTGATATTATTAAGCCACACAAATACAGGGATAGCAAATTTAATTTTCACTCTCACCGCAAAAGAGTTGATTTCCCTTAAGACACAACACATTCACCGTCAATAACTTTTTCAAACAAATCATGTTGATAGCCAATTTCTTATCAACCCAATTATTTTTTGCAACAGTATTGATTTGATTAACTGAGGTTGTATATGAAAAAGCCTCACTAGGTGATTTATTTAAATATGGATGATTTCGTTCATCCCGACAGTTATACGCTAACATAGCTCTTAGGTTCAATATTCATATGACTGGACAATCCAATCATATGAATAACTTTGAAATTCTAGAGTATTATTTTTAATATCATAACCCATACCGCAGCCTTAATGACTGAGGATAAGGATGGAAATATTTTTGATTATTCAAATAGTTATCAGGATATTCAGATAAATAGTGCGTTATTAATGTTAAGGGTGCCAATAAAGGTTGTGTTCCTTGTCGATACTCGAGGATTAACTTGCTTAATGCTTGTCTTTGGTTTGATGTTAGATAGCGTTTAAAATAACCTTGGATATGCATAAGTACATTAGTATGATTGCGCCTAGTTGCTTGGTTCTGTAATAAATTCATAAACTTATTTCGATACTCATCAAAATAAGAGTCGATTGAATCCCATTCATTGTTACTAGCAACAAAGCGACCAAGTTCTCGATAAAGAGGTTGTGAATGAGCCAATAAAAGGAGCTTATATCGAGTATGAAAGTCGATTAATGAGTGACGATTCAAGGAGTTTTTCTTTAGTTCATTTAGCTCATGAAGAGCAAATACCCGTATAATAAAATTTTCGCGAATATGGGGGTCACTTAACCTACCATCTTCCTCAACTGGTAACCAAGGCATTACTTTGAGTAATTGTTCAGTAAAAAGCCCCATTCCAGATTTTTTATTACCATTGCCAACAGAATCATACACTCGAACCCTTTCCAAGCCACAGCTAGGTGAGTTTTTACATACAATATAACCACTTAAATCTGAAAGCCTACTCAAATAGTCAGTCGAAAACTGAACCATTTCTTCAGTTAAATCGCCTTCCCGACCATCACTGAATTTGAGTTTAACGTTATTTTCTTCAGATTTAACTAGCCTCAATGCGGGTCTAGGTGTTGGTAAGCCAATTGCCATCTCTGGGCATGCTTGTTGGTATTCGAAATAATCTGATAACTCATCTACAGCAAAATGAAAGCGCTTATGACCACCATCAAATCTAACGCTATCACCCAATAAGCATGAGCTAATACCTACAGTGATTTTTTTACCTAATGTATTGCTCATATCACTAGAGGTAAGAAGATTAACCATCATTGCCACCTTATATGAAATCACTTATATACGAAATTGATTTATAATAATTGAATTCATATTAGTAACATTGCACTTTATTTACTAGCTTTATAAATCACTACCTCACACTCTAATAAAACAAACAAAAAAGCCCCACTGAAGTGAGGCTCATAAGCTGCTGACGTTGTAGTCATTCTTATCACAATATCAGCTATTTTACGATCGTAAAGTATTTTATTAAATCTTCTCTACATACCTATCTAACTCTAATTTTATATCTAACATCATCAACATTCCGTCAATAACACCCTCTGCTTTCTGAAGTTTTTTCCCTATGTGGGTATCTGAGCATTTATGTTCTCTAGCTAGCTGCATGAATGTTTTCCCAAATAAATAATAATCCAGTAGCAAGTCATGCATATGACGGTTCTTTTTATTTAATTGAGCCATACAGCTAGAGATAATCATTGCATCGTCGTCACAACATTGAAGCCGAGATTTAACCTTATTAGGTATTAAGCGACTAAAGCCTGCTGCTGTAGAATACCACTGAACTGACTCGACATTATTCGCAGCCCATGCGCCCCACATTTCTAGTACTTGTTGAATATTACGCATCCGTTACCTCGTATTAATTTGCGAGCTTTTGCCGTCGGATTCAGCGTTAATATGTTTAGCTATAGAAATGGCACTATCTGATTCTTTGGCGAGATTTGGAGTGCCTCTTTCTCTTGTCTTGTACATAGTCATTAATCGCCCATTTATCACAGCATGATTTTCAGCCTTAACATCGGTAGAATATTTTTTTACTGTCGCACGATAACATCCTAGGTACCGAGAAACCTCAGCCATATTTCCATATGTCTTAATAAGCAACTCTGGAATAGTCGTGATTTCAGCTTTCATAAATCCCCCATCTGATAAGTGATCCCCTGCTGATACCAATCAGGCAATGTGAACTCAATCCGACCTATTACACCGCTAGCCCGTAGCGCCTGAATCCTTTTAAGCTCAATCTTCATGTGCTGATATAACTCATCCATTTGCCACGGTTTCAACTTCACTGAAGTACCGGCTAAACGAGCTACGCGGTCAATAGTCATTTCGCTGTAAGTAATAACAGCGTGAGCATTGAATTCGTGAGGGTCTTCGCCGAGTTTTCGATGGCAACCTACACAGTGAGCGAAAGCATTAAAGGGATGGTATCGGGTTGATTTGTGTCGTCGTGATTTGAAATGTGAACAGTGGAGTTTTGAAGGTTCGTGTCTAAATTGTCTTCCGCAGTAGTCGCATTCATAATTTGCTCTTTCCCGGACCAACTGCGAAAACACAATATCGTGCTTGTCGCGTTTTAATGCCATTTATTTCTCCTGAATACCCCACTCAGCGACTACAATCACAACCATAGGGCTTTCGCTTAGTTCTATCGTTCTCATAGTATCTACTGCATGCGGTAATATAAATTTGCGCTTTAACATTCCAGCACACTTCCTGACCACATCATTTGATTTATGAATAGCCCAGCATAATTTAAGGGTAGTAAGTGCGCTCATAAACACTTCAGCCTCATTTCTCATCTCTCTTGTTGCTCCTTAAGTTTCATATACTCCGAGTTATTGGGAATGATGATTGGGATGCCTTTCTCAATACACCATTGTTCATGCTTCTCCATCATTAGAAGCATCCGTGCTTTATCCATCTTGCGGGTTTTCTCACGCTCTCCATTTTCATCACGACCTAACCAGTGACCGACAAAATATTCATGAGTTTCTTCATTAGTGATTGGCTTTGATAGAACGACTTCACCTGCCCCATTTTTAATATCAATGACAACACCACGCGCACGTAGCCAATCGCCTGTGGTTTCTATCCACATGCGCCATGTTCTGTTCATTGGTATTGTTCTGAGGTCACGCCATTCAGTAATTCTGATTCGATATCGCTTACCGGTTTCTGTTAATTCTGAGAGGGTTTTGAATATGCCTTTGAGATTAGATTTGTGGAGACAGATGCCATCTGTCAATTAGCCTCCTATTTTACCCTTGCGAAAATTAGTTTTGAGGCGTAGCCTAATAACGTTAACTCGTTAATTAATCAGTTTTTACCTAGCGGCCATCGTATAATGGCTATTACCTCAGCCTTCCAAGCTGATGATGTGGGTTCGATTCCCACTGGCCGCTCCAATCGTCTTATCAGCCACTTTATCCCAATTAACTCTCAACTCCATTGCTAAGTTTAGCTATCAACTCATTTTGCCAAACCTTGATATAAGCTGTTCCACGAGGGAAGCATCTCAATAATTTTTTATTCAATTTACTTTGAATATTTAAGTAGTTCATCCCATTGAGCTTATGTCCTTTCTTTAATGACAGTAACTTACTATTAATATAACAATTGTTTTTTTCATCTAGCTTATGGTCTTTATGAAATAAAATACTCATTCTGTAATCTCTTAGCCGACAGCACTGTGATATTCAACATTCAAGTCATCAAGGCTAGCGTTACCTAAATTAGCCCAAAAGACAATCGTAGCCTCAGCATCCAACGCACACTCTGCTAACATTAGCTTTTCAAATGGCTTTCCATTCCATGTGCCGGTAATGTTGTATACCGCTTCGTCATCCATCTTAAAACTCCTTATGATTCTATGTGTTACTTGAGTCCATATTTGTTTTTCCAATCGGCAATGATTGATAACGCTTTGTCACGCTTAGTGGGTATCACTAAGCTTTCAAGTTGCAAAACTGGATCAGGGATTTTCTCACCTAATTTAATACGATTAGCCATAGTCTTAAGCTCAGACGCGCAAAGTTTTATAACCTCTGAATCCGATAAGTTTCGACTTCGCATTTCTGAGTAAATTTTAGTGACCATCCAATAACAAGCGTTCGACTGCCAATTAAATCTACGCCAACCTCGCTCAGAGCAATACTTCTTGAACATGTCGTATAGTTCAGTTTCTGTGGGCAATCCGAGCTGAGTAAAGTTTTCCTGTTTGCACCACTTGATGAATTGACCGACTGCGGGGAAAAAAGGCGAATCACTTGCCCTCGCGTGTCTCATTCCGTTTTGAAGTTGCTCGCGGGTAGTAATTCCATTTTCAGCAAAGGCGGCAACCCACTGTCGCTTAGCCGCGAGCTCGTCACTTTCATTTTTGAATATGGTGTTTACTGCAGCAGGAAAGATTTGTTTCAGGTTTCGGAATAACACATCAACGAGTTGCTCAGCTTGTGGGTTTACTACTTTTTGCGGCGTACTGTCTTGAGCAATTTTAGCCAGTGCGCCTGCATCACGATTAGCAATTGCAGTTGCCAAATGAGATTTCATATAAATTCATTCTCCCATGCTTCACGAGTATTCCAGCTTTGTGTTGGCTCTTGCTCTACAACTCGTTTGTTTCGGTTTGGTTGCTGACTTTGAATGACTAAAGTCGCCCATTTCTTGCGAAGTTTTGCAGGAGATAACACAACGCTACACCAGAACGAATCGCGGTTAGCCCATTGGAATAATCGGCAAATATCTTTGTGTGAATACCCGTCTAATTGCCTCATCAAGCGAATATCATTAGCCCATGATGACCAGTTTGGCTCTTTGGATGTAGGACTGATTATCAACACTTGCGAGTAAATCCATTGTGCTGCCTTCAAGTCGTCAGCATTTCCCCACTTGTTACCTTTGGGGGAACAAACAACAGCATCAGCCTTCAAGGTTAAAATGTTATCCAGTGAGTGGTCAGAGGATTCGTTAGAATTCTCTGACGAAAAATTATTAATATTATTGTCTTTGGTAAGACTGTTTTTGGTGTTGGGTGATTTCGCCAAACTAGAAACCTTTTTTTGCCCAACTTTTTTTGTGGTGTTTTTGGGCGTTTTTGGGGCAGTCTTTCTAACTGCCATTGCTCAAGATTTACGTTGACACTTACCAGCTTAAATCCGCCGATTTTTCTGAGATTGATAATTTTTCTCTCAGCCAAAACCTTTAACGCATTACCGATATCAGAGTCATCTAACCCTGTCATTTCTGCTAGATAGGTGTTGGTTACCTTATCCTCTGATTTATTCCAGCCATATGTGCAATCAATCACAGCATCGAATACCTGATGCTCTCTTCCAGCCATTTTTAGCTTTGGCTTGAGCCTACTGATACTGGTAGCTAGACGCATATAGCCATTATCAAGACTAGCCACTTGCTCCCCCGATTTATCAGCCAATCGTCGCTTATTAGCAAAATCCACATGCCTAACAATACTCATAGCGACCTCCATATCGATTTGTGATGTAATTCATTTTCATATATAATTACCTTGCGAAATTAAATAATTAATACGCCTCAGTTGCTCCAACAACTGGGGCGTTTTCTTGTGTAAGTAAGCGTGAAAGCTCGCCTATTTGCTTCCACAAAAAGCAATATTCCTCTTCACTAATTTTCTTTTCACCCGGCAAAACAAAATCAATTACCCCTGCCGCTGCTAATGTCTCGCATAGCTCAGGTATCTTTTCGGTTCTACGAGTGATAGTTGAGTCATGAACGCCTAATGATTTAGCGATAACTGTTTGAGATGTTGTTCTGATAACTTGATAAGCGGTTGCCACCAAGTGATTGGATACAAATCGGTTAAACGATTTGCGTGAATTTGCGTTTTCCATAATTTATATTCCTTCATATACAGTTAGTCCGTTACCCACGATCCTGTGAGTGTGCTGCTCTGAGAAGTTCCTCTGAGCGATTCCAAAGAATATAGACGCCCTAGAGTTAACTAGAGAAAACAAACCTATATTCAAATGTTAAAGAGCGAATAAATCTATACTGCTTTTGGTGGGAAAATGTCATCGATAGTGACGCTAATTCCCTTATTGTTAAAAAAACTTACTAGCTGCCTGCATACTTCAAGGTCTGCTTTACGCCGACCATTTTCATAATGGCTAATGTTTCCCTTTGTGCAGCCAAGCTCTTTAGCTAAATCAGTCTGGGTAAGCCCAAGTTTTTTTCTATATCGGCTTATGTAATTCATCTAAACCTCCTTATTCTTCACCACAAAAGCATACTTAAAGTATCCGAAATTTCAACGCAAAAGTATACAAATTGTCTGTCCACATTTATGTATACATATCGTATTATTAGGTTATGAAAATGAAATGGTATGAACTAGCCAAGTCCCTTATGAAAGATAAGGGCATTACATACGATCATATGGCTGAGCATTTTTCGGTATCGAAAGGTGCCGTTGGGCATTGGATGACAGGAAAGAGAGAGCCAGCGTTTAGTGAAATAGCTGGAATACTTGCATATGTGGGCATCAATAACCCAACCATAAATCAAGATGGTACTATTAGCATTAACGAAGATTCGATCAGTAGAACTGAGCCAATCTATGAATACCCTTTACTATCTAAAGTACAGGCAGGTTCATTTACCGAAAATAGTAACTCTTATACAGAGAAAGATGCCATCGCATGGATACCTACAGCCAAGAAAGCAAGTGATCGCGCTTTTTGGCTTGAAGTTGAAGGTCATTCAATGACAGCAGCACAAGGAGGTAAACCTAGCTTTCCTGAAGGAATGTTGATACTTATTGACCCAAAAGAGCCTGTGAATGTTGGTGATTTTTGTATCGCTAGGCTAAACGGTAACGAATTTACATTTAAAAAATTAATTAGAGAATCAGGGCAAACATTCCTTGAACCTCTTAACCCGAAATTTGATTTAATCCCAATAAATGAAAACTGCGAAATCATAGGTAAAGTTATAAAGTGTCAATGGTCTGATGACACATTTTGAGGAGAAAGCATGGCATTCAATGATATTGAACTAGCAAATATTGAAAAGTGCATGGAATTTTTCTTAGAAAAACGCCGCCCAGCAGAACATCTCAGAGATGAGCTCGATTTACAGTATCGTATTGAAGATGACTCGGTCGTTATATTCGAGGTTAGACAGCTAACATGGAGTGACTCAAGAGTAGAAGAACCTGTAGCAAAAATAATACATAACAAAATAACAGGCTCTTGGTCACTACTATGGATGGATAAAGACAGTAACTGGCATCATTACGATGAAAAAATGTTAGGCAGCTTTTCAGATGCTATTAAGCTTGTAGAAGATGACTTGCAAGGTTACTTTTTTGGCTGACGACACATTCAGAGTATTACTGACAAAACAACAGTAAATAGCTTTAAATAACCTCAGTCCTCCCCACGAGGGCTTTTTTTTATATAAACCCCACGCCACCCAAATGGATAACCACATGAAAAAAATCATGATTTTATCAGCTTTAATTTCGTTAACTGCCTGCTCTTCAGGAAAAAATGAAAATCTGCCAACACAAGTAGGAATGGCTAACCCTGCTTCTGTTTATTGTGCGAAATTAGGCGGGAAACTAGATATAGTTAACACTAATGATGGACAAGTCGGATATTGCACCCTCCCCTCTGGTGAAAAAATTGAAGAGTGGTCTTTGTACAGAAGAGATCACAAATAAACATAAGAGCCCTAAGGGGCTTTTTTTTATTTCCTCAACTTCACTCCTATTTAAAATTACTCTTACAAGACAAATAATTTTTCAAAAAAATTACCTGAGAATACAGATAGTTGACAATTAAACACAAATAAAGTCTACATTTTGTATTTACAAGCATCTACGATTAGTATACATTTAAACGTATCGAAGGCACACACCCTGAGATAAATGCTCTTTAACATCTTGCCTATTGCGTGTGGTTTATACAGTACGGCATAGCGGAACGCTCAGAGGAACTTCTCAGAGCAACCACTGAGTGGTTTTTGGGATTAGTAAACGCACTACGGCACATATGGCACTATGCGACCATCTGCAATCACCAAAGATCACTTAGGAGGCAAATATGACAGCAATTACTTTTTTACCAGCAAAAGAAAACTCAAAGATGCGCAGATATAAACGTAACGGAGAGTACTACAAACAACGTAACGAGTTAAAAGCTAAACAAAAAAGCCGCTCAGTGGAAGAAATATGGGACTCCATATTTAAACCAGTAGATGAAACAGATGTACTGGCAAACTTGCTTATCGGGATAAAAGACACACCCGATGTGCAATGCAAGCAATCACGGCTACGCAAGCCAATTACGCAAAGTGGTGAAGTGACAGCGAGAGCTTAAAAGCCCATTCAGTGAGTGAGCTATGGTGAGTAACTAGGAGGAAATGAAAGTATGATTTAAAGAGTTTACATCACACGGTAGACAGGTTTTGGTAAAAAAAGCGCATAACCCTGATGAGTCAAAACTATCTGTTCGTTTCTGTTGGTTTGAAGAAAACTTTCAAGTTAAATTCGGAACTTCTTTTAAGTTCAATGACATCTGCGAAGAAAGCTTTAATAAATCCAAACCCTTAGAGATAAGTACGTCGAAGTAATCAACCAAGAAGAGACCGACAAAGTTGTGGCGGCAATCATGCCAGAAATTTAATCATTCATCGAATAGCAATACTTACTCTAGCGTCTTTACGAGGGCGCTAGGTTGAATAATAGGAGGTATAGAATGGCTGGTAAAAAAGTACAGTTACATAGAGTAAAACTTTACGGTAAAAATTTTTATTTTCATGAGAATTCAATTTCTGGGTTCTGGGAAGATGATGAAGATAAAGAAGATATCAGATCAGCAATTATGCTAACTAGCGGTAGTGACTTAGTTTATCCCGTACCGCTATCTGAGCTACTAGAACAATTAAAAGAAATTATTGATTTTCAGCTACCTTAAAAGGTATCTAAGAACGCTTTCGATGGAGGTGGGTTTTCTTTACTCCATTGCTTCTTGGCGACTTCATAGCATTCAGGATATAGAACTTCAATCTCAGCCATTAGTTGCTCTGGTGTCTTGATTGAATTTTGTTTAGCGGCTAATGCTAGAGCCATATCAAAAGCAACCCTTTCTACAGGGTTATGTTCGGTAATAACATTTTTAGACATCAATTCAATCCTCTCTATCTCAGAGGAGGAATAAGTATATCCAATTTATTACTGGGAAGTAATAAACCTCAACTGCCTGACGTGGTTAAAAGCAGGCAATTTGATACTTATTTTACTCAAAAAAACACACATAAGGAGGCAAAATGCCACACGCTAAAGCATCAGTAGATATTAATTTGAAACTCATTCTGTCTGATGAAATGCAACCCAAAGTAAAAGGTATGGCTGAAATATCTGTACCTGAAAATGAGCCAAATATAAAAATGCTATTGGATGAGTTTGTGAAAAATCTAATCGGGAACGAAGCGGTGAAAACAGCTCTCAAAAAAGCCGCATTAGAAACACTAGTCAGAGACATTATCCATTAAAAAAGACCTACATCTTTCATATTTAACCGAATAAATATTACCAACACCAGGGTACTTTCTATCGCTATCGCAAGATAAGTGAGGGTTTCGCACATCCGGAGATAAGCATGAATATTGATAAATACAAACTTTGTTTAGCTCAATCACAAGCTGGAATTGCACGCTATCTCAAGGATGAGAATGGATGGAGCGAAGCAAATGAAACATTAAAGAAAGCATATGGAGTCAAATATGAACGCAAAGCAGAAATACATAAAACAGAAAATATTCGCCCTACTGCGAGAGTCTGACATGACTGATAAACAAATAGACGAATTAGTAGCTGATTGGAAATTTAAACAGCAATTCGAAAAGACAAATAGAATCCTACGGCAAGTTAACTCTCGTGGGTCATACGCATTCACGTAAGGATGAGATATGAAAACTTCAGAATGTGAACTAAAGCAAAGGCTGGATGCCGAGAAAAGACGCAGAGAGCGCGAAGAAGAAGCTGAATACTATCGCATGGAAAGCTTAGGTGTTCAGCAGCAATCGACCCCTATTCGATGGATGAGAGGTGAATATGGGTAAATATCTAGTTAGATGCTTTCCATCTCATCCTATAAAAGAAGTAGCGTTAAACTCAGCGATAGAGCAAATCAAATTATCTAGGCAAGGAAAG